ACCTGCCAGATTAACACGTTGTCTGTGTTCTTCACGACCTCGTGCTTAGCGAGTGTGTTGCCGATGGTCCGGTCAATGTCCAGGACCAATGTCTTTCCCTCAGACTGTTCCGCAATCAGACCTATCGCCGTACTCTTACCCACACCGGGTGGGCAGTACAGCATCGCGGTGTAGCGATTATTTGTGGCAATCGCAGCCACACTTTTCAGTTCCCTCATGGTCTCCTCCTCCTCTTGTATTCCACTTGTTGACGAGTGCCGTAACCTTCTTGTGATAGTCACGCTCACGGACTCTATGCTCATACACCTCAAGATCGCAGGCATCGCATTCCAAAGTAATGCACGCTGATCCATACCTATCATAAAGTTCCTCAAAATCCTCTCTCGAAGTAACCTTCAGGAACTCCACCCTCCCACAGAGCGGGCAGGGCTTCACATCATAGTCAACCTTGTCAATTTCCAGCTTTTTCATCATATGCCTCCCTTTTCCTGAATTCGATATATTCCTGACTCGGATCATAATGCATGCAGATCGACGCATACTCGCAGCGCCGGCCGTACCTCATGCAATTACCACAGTTCCTGTAAAAGTTGCTGCAGTGATCCATCTCGTAGATCATATGCCGCAGTTCCAGAGCAAAGCAGTTCACTTCATAGTCAGACCGCTCGATCTTCAACAGCCGGATCTTTGCATCTGTGTCATCATCGTACCAGGCGACCATCCTGTCAAAAAATTCCTGTTCCGTCTCGCCCTTCTTCTGCCTGATTGTTGGCTTTCGGCAAACCGTATAGAAGATTTTTCTCGTGTTTTTTGCCAGCATATACCCAAGAATCTGCTCGTCCCAGATCAGTCCGTACTCGTAGTCCTCACCGATCTCCTGCGATGTGGTTTTATGCTCCACGAGGTCACCATCTTCAGTGATCCCGTCAGTGCGTCCCACGAGTTTGTCACCATTCGGCAGCAAAAATTCGAACCAGTCCTCCACAGAACGGACCTTGAAGCGTGGGTAAATGTACTTTTCATAAGCCTTTGCCATCGCGCTCTCCCGGCTCAGATCGCTTGTGTCTACGGCACCTGTCCTGTACAGTTCCTCGATTTTTTTATGGTACGACAGACCGGTCTCAAGTGTTTCCGCCTTCTCAACCGGCACCAGGTCATATACATACTTCAACTCGTAGGCACGGCGGCATGCCTTGAACAATTTTACTCTGGAAATGCTGACCGTACTCATTTCAGCATCTCCACAAGCTCACTCAGCTTCTTCACGATGTCATCGCCCAGAACCTTCCCGATTGCCTCGTCGGTTTCTTTCTTCTCTTCCTGGAGTTCCGTGTCATCCTGGAACGGCAGCACGGGCAGCATATCTTTTGCAAACTGCCTGAACAGTTCCTGCAGATCCTTATCCCCAAGGGCGTCATACAATGTCCTTACACAGATACAAAGATCGCTGCAGATTTCTGCAAGATTGCCATGCATTGCTACTGATGTCTCTCTATCTTTTGTTCTTAAACTTAACATTATTCGTCCTCCTCAAGCACTAGTTCAATTTTTATCTGCGTCATTTTTCCAGGCGTCTGCTGCCCGGTTTCGATGCTGCAAAGCGTCTGCGGGGAAATCCCGCACTTCTCTGCCATCTCCCTCTGCGTCAGGCGATTCTTCGCCCGGTAACGTATTACCCTTTCTTTTAAATCATCCACATTCTCACCTCCTCTCTCGATGCAAAGAACATTACCATAACGCCACACATATGTCAATAGGATTTTTAATTTTAATGATATGGATCGAAATTATACGAATACAACTCTACCTCTGCAACTTCAGCAAACTGAAAATCATTCTGGGATCGGAACATCTCTGCAGCTTTACGGGCAGATTCCTCTGTATCAAAGATCCTGGCACTCATCACAGTCGTGATAGATGCACGTCCGCTTGTGCTTATGTAATTGAGGTATCCGGTCTTAAAAGGCTTTGCGCGGCCGGCAGCCACAACCCATACGGAAGAACACTTCCTCGCCCTGCTCATAAGCGAATTCGCTCTTTCTCTTCTAAATGTCCTGCCGGCATTGGAGCATAGTCCAAACACAACCTCCCTAGCATCTTCCGCAGCCTTATCCAGCTCTGCCGCCTTGCTTTGCTCTACGGATTTCTTTATTAGTTCCAGTCTTCGATTCCTGATTGCCACGCCTTCCCGTGCCTTTTCCAGAAGTTCCTCGACGATGCAGTCATCCACGCTGCAGAGGATCTCGACCACATGGTCCTTATAAGGTCCGATGATTGCGTCCGTGTTCTCATAGACAGCCCCGCTGTTTTCGACGAAAGTCCGAATATCATCATAGACAGTCACACCGCTCATGGCAAGATACGCAGAGTACGCTCCCATCGGAGTATAATCAAGATTCGCCGGTATCGAGATCTCTCTCAGCCGCATAATACGATTGCTCAGAGACTCAAGCTGCTTATCAAGCAGCTTTTCCCAATCTTTGTTGATCCTGTTCACCTTTATCACATTTTTCACAGATCGAAACAGTCGGCGCTGTGCGGCAAGTGACTGCATGATCTTCATGACATTGTGCAGCGATGTGTCAAGCAGGCCGGGATCAATATTCTCGGCATAAACCCTGATCACTTCGCTGTGGCTTCCATCCAGTTTTCCCTCGTCCAGATCCTTCAAAAAGTAAAAAATAGCAGATGCCTGGACAATCAAATACTTGGACTCGTCCAGGAACTCATTGATTCCGCGCACGATTCTCACACAGTTCGGCGTGGTGATCCCGTCGTTGTTCTTCAGGTTCAGGATCTCTTTCAGTTTTTTGGAATCGTAATCCTTCAGGTTATACCCGAATAGTTTTCTTCGCTTGCTCACATCCGGCAGCATGTCTTGTCCTCCTTTTTGTAAAAATCGGTTTTACAATGGCATAATAGCACTTGCTGAGTGGTCATGTCAATTCTTTTTATTATTATTTTTAATTTTTATGATAGATATATGAATCATAATCATACATTTACTATAAAGTCCCTAGAGAGAAAAATATATATAGAGAGTTTATAGAAAATGAATGATAATCGAACACAAAATCGGCGGGGCGGGGACCCTTGACGAAGGTGCGGATGATGTGCTATTATTTCTTTGGGTGCTTGCTCTGGTGGTTCTTTGTCATTGATTGGCCTCCTTTCCAAGAAGAAAAGTCCCGCGTTACCGCGCGGGGCTTTTCGATTTTTACAGATTATATTTTTTCCGGAAGTCCGCAAGCCTCAAACAGTCGAATTCAAAACCTTCTCTGAGGTCGTGCATCGCCTGAATCTCCTGAATTTTTGTTGTGTAGCCCAGGCTTGCCTTTCCACTCAGGATCGCATTGAGCGTCCGCAGCGTTCCTTTCAGTGTATCGCTGATGAAGTCATACACCCTTTTTGCTTCGATCTGAAGGATCACTTCCTTTGCCTGTTCCGGCAGATCCAGATCCCTGTATGCCTTCATCATTATCTCCAGATCCTTCTCTGGATCATTTTTTGTGTACTTCTCAGACAGCCTATCCCACAGATCCCTGTAGTAGTTCTCGGTGAACATTGTCTTGTATGCCATTTCTATACCTCCTTGCCATCGCAACCTCCGGTTTTCCTTGCAAGTTTATATTACCTCTTTCTGTTCCTTATGTCAATATTTTTCTTAATAAAACAGAAAAAAAGAGCCTTGCACTTTCATGCAAGACCCTTAATCTTTCTCATCACACCGGCATAAAGCCTCGGCTGCACGATCTCAAGTGTGGACATCAGCTCGTCCATGATCCCCAGGAACTCATCAAATGGCATGCCGTCCACAGCTTCTTCAAACGGAGTACTGCTGTGAGCTTCCACAACAGGCTGTGGCGCATTTTCTGGCTCTGCCCCATAAGAGTATCCGTCACGAGAATAAAACTCATTCTGGGGCATTTTAGAGCCTTCACCAAACATGTGATCCCGGATTGTGTAAAAGGCCGCCAGCTTGATGCAGGTGTTCGCATTTGGATTGCGCTGACCCTCGCACTCGGCAATGGCCTCCTGCAGATCCTTTTCTGTAATCACAGAAGGCCACCCCCTTTACATTTCGCGCATCAGGTCACGCATCTTCTGCTTGATGTGTTCGCTCGGAGCATCGTCGATCAGCTCCTCAAGCTCCATACGGAAGTCATCGTTCGCCCTGGAATACCGGCCCATAGCATCGCGCCTGGCACCGGCTCCTCTGCCTCTGGCATAGGACCGGCCGCCGCCTCTCCTGTTGGAGTATCCACCCCGCATTCCGCCCTCTTCAGCGTAAGACGTCATCGGGTAGTATGCCATGCTGTACTCGCCGTACTCATCTTCCATCATCTCGTCAGCCTTCATCAGGTTCTTCTTCAGATGGGCGAGTGTGTCGGCGTACTGGACTTCCTGCATAGACAGGTTTCCTTTTTCTGCTTTTTTCTCAAGGTCCTTGAGTTCGTCGCAGACATACTCATATAATTTATGCACTTTTCTCTCTCCTTCCTCATGCAATACGGTTTACAGTCAACGAAGCATTTCTCCGCACAAAGATTGACGGAGTAGGCGTTACAGCCGCATCATCCTCTGTTGCATCCACATAAGCGGCAGAGACAGACACACAGCATCCACAAGGCACTGTGATCGTTGTGGATGTGTGGATATGCTCAAAATCCTCAACCGCCGTAGGCGTAACGATCGCAACGCTGTCAGGAATCGCTACACCATTCAGTGTGATGGCGAGAGCGATCGGTGTGACCGCCCCGCCGGTGGGAATGGCGACATTCGCCTGTAAATCTACTTCGTATCTCGCAAATCTGTTAGATGAACTTCCCTGCAAAGTAAGAACCCCTGTAGTAATAGGGACTACACATCCCTTATTGCACGGGATAGATACGACATTGAATGGGATCGTGTTGTTCAGAGCAACATTCTGATCCGTACTTGTAATATACTTTGCCATGGCGTCACCTCATTCAGTTCGCAAAACCGTTACCACATCCGCATCCGCATCCGCCCTGATTGCAGGTAAAGATCGGAGTTCTGCCGTAAACCGGAGTGGTCGGAACAGGACAAGAGCTTAAGCGGTTATACAGCGCATCGACCTCATTTGCAAACCCCTGCTGGAACAAAGCCGTTTGTGCATTATTGTTAGCAAGGAGCTGTGCAGTCTGCTCGACCTGAGAAGCCTGCCCACGAGCATACATAAGTTCGGAACGGAGATTCTGATTCTCGCGTCTCTCAGCATCCAGGCGATCCTGGCACAGATCATCCTTGATGGACTGAATACCGGCAGTAATTGCAGAAACGATAGCATTCGTGTTACCCATGTTCTGCATGGTCACGTTCTGAAGAGCGTCACCAACAGCGGCACGATCAGCGCATGCTTCCGTCGCTACTGTGTAGCGAAGATCAGCAACACCGGAATTGATGCCGTTGAAGCCCTGCATGTTTGCAGTTTGTTCCGCAAAGCTGCGGTTCAGGTTGGCAATCTCGTTGCTGTTTATCTGCTGTGAAAGTGCGTTCTGCGCTCCTGTGATTGCGGCTGTAGTCCCGGCAAAGCCGTTGCAAAGAGACTGCTGGACACCGGCAAAGCCGTTTGCCATACCCATCTGGATGTCGCCGCAGCATCCACAGAGCTGTGTAGCCAGGTTGCTCACACCATCCCTGACGGATGTAACGGAATCATGGAGCTGCGCATCCCTAAAGCCATCATTCACGTTGTTGTTGATACCGTTCTGGCCGTTCAGTAACCACGGGAAGTCAATCCCCAGGCCGCCGGCAAAACCGCCCATGCCATAGCCGCCCCAGCCGTTTCCACCAAGCAGCAGAAGCAGAAGAATCCACGCCCAGTCTCCTCCGAAACCGCCGCCAAAACCGCCACCGTTTCCATACATCGGTGTCACGGGCATTACCATGCTGTCATCAGTAAGTGCCATATTTTTCCCTTTCTACCCATAATTTTTTTGGGTGAGCGACCACTCCCCATTTGAGCGGCCGGTTGATATGAAACTTTATACACAGGTCCTGCGCACTGACCTCTGCATACTATCTGTGCATCATCCTCTGCAGCGCGGACCGGTAAAGATTTCCGCTCACCTGTCCTGACTGCATGAGCGCATTTATAATGGACTGTGGGTTTCTCACATCCACACCGTCCGGCAGGTTAAAACCCCTCTGACGCATAAACGCAACAGGATCACTTTTCAGGTTCTGAAGCATCTGCGCGGGATTCATCTGCTGTTGCTGTGTCCTTCCCCTCATGTCTTCTTCGTAAATCGGATTTCCCATGATATACCTCGCTTTCTGCTATGGTTTGACGGCATACCCTCACTTCATCCCTCAGAGCGTCTATTTGCCCCTGTAAGGCGTTCAGATCCTCTATTGATACATTTGTATGGCTTTGCGGCTGAACGCCCTGTACGGGGCTTGTGGGAGTTTCTGAGCGTATTGTATAGTCCAGCGCCTTCATGGACGGGATACCTGATGCGTCCGCAGATTTCAAATAGATTGTTTGCTGTTCTGAGTCCCACAGTTCGGCTGAAGAATTCGGAGCAAGAATATAGGCTTTCGCACCGGCTTCCCCAGATAC